CGCTCGAAGCGCATCACCTCGGCGTCGAACGCTCTTTCGCTGAAGGCGCGATCGAGTGGGAGCGCGTGAAGGAGGATTACCCGCACTTCGATTGGTCGACATTTGACCCGGCCGACCCTTACGCGTTCGTCGACAACATGGACGCGCAAGGTCTGCTGTTGTGCAAGCCGCATCACACCGGCAAGGGAACGGGCATTCACACGTTGCCGTGGCCCCTGTTTGTGTTGCAGCGCTATCTCAAAGACGGCGCGCAGTTCACGCCGACGCAAACCATCCATCACGACCATGTTTAAGAAACTGCTCGAAGCCGTGACGGGAGAGGACAACGTGACGATTGAGCCGGCGTACCTCTGGCCGGCCGCGGCGTTCGTCGTTGGCCTCGCGCTCGAAGTCTATTCCGTCGTCACCGGCAAGCCCTTCGATATGCAGGCGTACGGCATCGGCGCCGGCGCGCTGCTGACCGGCCTCGGCATGTCGGCCAAGTTCGGCAAGTAACCCCTCCCCTCTCAGGAAAACCCCATGAAACGCACTCTCACGCTGCTCGCGGCGGGCTTCGTCGCGCTCGCTCTCTCCGCCTGCGCCGTCCAACTGAAGCCGGTTTCGATTCCCGTCATTCCGCCCGCGCAGCTCGCGCAGCAGGTTTGCCCGATCGTGCAAGCGGACCTCGATATTCTGTCGAGCGCTTCCGGCGTCGCGTTGCTCACCGCCGCGCAGCAAAGCGTCGTCGCCGATTCGATCAAGCCGAAGGTGAGCGCCGCGTGCGCCGCCGCTGCAACCGTCGACCTGACCGCGCTTCAGTCGTTCAATGCCGACGCCTTCCCCGCCCTGATCGCGATCGTTGCGGCAGTCCCGGCGATCCCGAATCAGCCGGCTGTTCTGCTCGCGCTGCAACTTGCGCAGCCGATCGTCTCGCAGATTGTGAGCGACGCCGCAGCGAAGGCGGCGCAATGAGCGCATTCCTGACCGATTTGCGGGTCGAACTCGTCAGCGATGCGACAAACAGCGGGCGCGGAACGTGGCGCCTGACTGCTCCGCTCGTCTATGACTCCGACGTTGCGGGGCGAGTGTTCGTCGTGCCGACCGGCTTCGAGACTGACTTCAGTTCGGTTCCCCGGGTCGCGCTCGCGTTCATGCTGTGCGGCGATTCTGCGCACGCCGCGAGCGCGGTGCATGACTGGCTCTACACCTTCCACCCTGTAACCCGCGATGTGGCTGACGCCGTGCTCCGCGAGGCGGCTATCGCGTCGGGCGTTCCGGCGTGGCGCGCTGCGCTTCTCTGGGCCGGGGTTCGCGTGGGCGGCGGCGGCTCCCACTGGTCCGGCGCGTCGGCGTCCGCGTAGCAACCGATACGGCTGTATGGACGTAAATACGGCTGGGCGTATGGCGGGCCATCACGCTACCCATACGCCCATACCGCCTCACGTATCACTTGAAGTTCGCGCGCCTCTTCGCTACTCTGCCGGGAAACATAACCGGGAGTGCGTATGTCCATCATTGCAGTTGCCATGCAGAAGGGCGGGGCGGGTAAGACCATGACCGCCACCAATGTCGCCGGCACGCTCGCCATGCAGGGCGACTCTGTGCGCCTGTACGATGCGAACCCGCATCAAAGCAGTTCGTATCAATGGGGGCAGGTGCGCGTCGATGCGAACGTGGCGCAGAACCTGAGCGTCGTGCGCGTCGAGCAGAATTACCGGAAAGCGGTCATGGACGATGTGCCGAATTTCGATCACATCGTTATCGACTGCCCGCCCAATCTCGACACTGAAACGCGCGTCGCGATGGCGCTCGCCGATGTCATCTTGGTTCCGTGCCGCATCGGGCAATTCGACACGTGGAGCCTCGCGCAGACTGCTCAGGTGATTCGGCTGAGAAGGGAGACGGTAGCGACGCCAGTGCGCGCGATCGCATTCATAAACGCCGTCCCGCATTACATAAAGGCGGAACTAGATGAGGCGATCGACGTCATCAAAGACATGAGCGACGATTTCGAACTCGGTCCGACGATCATTGACCGCGCCGCATATCGGAAGGGCGCGAAACTCGGTCTTTCGGTGATGGAGTTGCCGCCCGAATACCGTGACGGCAAAGCGATGTACGAATTTGGCATGCTGATGGAGGGCGCATTCAATGGCTAATCCTCCGCTCAATCGCAGCGCGGTCGACGCCTTTATCGGCGACGTGGCGCAGAAGCCCGCCAACATCGCGCCGGCACAGGAAGCCCGGCCGGTATTCCGCGAGCGCGAGGCGTTTCAGAAAATGACCGTCAACATGCCGAAATCGCTCTACGAAGAACTGCGCGCTTATATGAAACTTACCGATGTGCCGATGTCCGATGTGCTGGTCGAAGGCGCTCGGCGCGAGCTTGCGCGGCTCAGGAAGCAGGGCGGGGGCGATTAAAGGCGTCGATCATCCCCGTATGGATAACTGCCCCGCCCACACCGCAAGGGCGTGGACGGCCGCTACGCGGTCCGGCAGTTACCCACACTTGAGCCTGACGCGCCCCTTCGGGGCTTGCCCCAATAAGATAGAAAGGCGAACGTCAAAACCGAGCGGCGAGTGACGCAAACCAACACAAAGAAAGAGCGTCCGCTGTTCATCCTGCAAACCATTGTAAACGCTCGACTTTTGCGACTGGATACCCCGACACCAAAGTCGGGATGACCCGACACCGAAGTCGGGTTGTGCCGACTGTCGAGACGCGCGAAGGCCGCCCTTCTCCGCTTGCTGTTCGCGAATTGCGACCGTAGAATCGCATAAAACGCACAGGAGGCGCAATGAGCGACACGCCGAAACTTCCGAAGCACATCGCAACCGAAGCGGCCGGGTTGCGCGACATGGGGGGCTGGCTTCAGGTCGAGAAAAAGACGCTCCGTTCGATCACGCAATTGTCGGTTAAATATCCGGTTGCGGCCGGGATGCTGCATTTGCTCGCGAGCAAGATGAATCGCACAAACGCCGTCGTTATCAGCAAGCGGGCGATCGCTGAAGAGTTAGGTGTCGTCGAGCGAAGCGTTGAGCGCGCCGTGAACGTGCTCCGCGATGGCCGATGGGTTCAGGTTGTCAAGATCGGCACTCAGAACGCCTACGTCATCAATTCGCGGGTCTATTGGCAGGGCGAGCGCGGCAAGCGGTTCGCGAACTTCTATGCGGCGGTTTCCGTCACCGAGAGCGAGCAGGAGAAGGGCGCCGTCGACGATCAGACGCCTCTGCATCAAATCCCGGTCGCCGGCCCTGATGAGCGCATATTGGTCGGCAACGAAGAGACTGATCCGCCAGATCAGCAAGAGCTATTTCTGGCGTGATCGCTGACATCAAGGCTTGTACTGATGATCCTTTCTCCCGTCTCGAAGCCCTTCGTTGTATGCGTCCTGCCTTGCTTCTTTGAGTTCCTCGTCGTGCTTGCGCCGCAATGACGTCTCGGCCTGGTGCATTTCTTCGATCTGCGATTGCAGTCGCAAAATCTCGTTGTGCTTTTCTTTCAGTTCGTCGAGCGCGACAAGCCATGTCGCGTCAATCGCGGCGCGGTAGAAGGCGTAAATTGCATCGGTTTGCTTGATGCCGGCTTGTGGTCGCGCCGTCCTGTACAAATCAATTACTGTGGCTTTCGGCAGGTAGCGCATTGTTGTATCTCTCCGTTCTCGCCATTATCTCAAACCATCTGCTACTTTCGATTGTTGAAAACGCGCGCCGGATAAGCGCGCTCTGAAAGATTGATCATTGGCCTTATGTAAACTGACGCAAGTCGTCATCGGCGCGGCAGTTTCCTAACGAGGATCGAACGGCCGTCGCTCGCCCACATAACGCTCTGGATCACGAAAATCTCACCATGCCGGCGAACGATCCGCTCGTACAAAAACGCCGGAAGAATCTTCAGCCAAGTTCTCACGCCTTCCCCCGTTGATTGAGCCATAGTTGCCGCGCGCGCTCCGCGAGCCGGAACGCGTTGCTAACCTGCTTCGCCGTCGGCCTGCCGCCGCCCGGAAAGCGAAACGCCGGGTCTTTCATTGCGCCGGCCTCGCCGACTGCGCGCGCCGCGTAGTGCTTGAGCGCGTCGGCGATGATTTCTGCGTCTGTCACTTGTTCGCGCCTCGATTGAAGATGAGAACCAGGGCGGAAAAACACGCCCAAATCACGGCGGCGATCATTGCAAACCCCGAATCGCTTCGGCGCGATGCTGAAAGCTCTCGCGGTGCTTGCCCGACAGCACATTTCCGGCGTATTCCGGCGCCTTGTAGCCTTCGCCGCGCGTCGCCTCGGCCGCACGACGGAACCCGCGCAGGGTGTCGTCGTATCCGCTCAGATCGGCCCAGGTGTGCGACGGGCAGATGATCGGCTCTTCGCCCTTTCCCTCGACCTTCGGCGCGAACTTGACGTAAGTCGTCATGTTCCCGTTCCACACCTCGCCGCGCTGCGTGAGCAGCAGCAGAGCATCATTGATCATGCGTTGCTCGACGTCGGGAAACGCGCTGTAGAACGATGCGCGCGAGTATCCCCGCCCCTCTTGCATGAACTGCAATATCTCTTCGGTGCTTATCGACTTCATTGAAAGACTCGCTCGTTTGGTGGAACGTGATCGATAGGGGCGCGCTGCGTCTCTTCGATCAACTCTTGTTCTGTGAATCCGTACATCGCTTCGAATGCTTCGGCGTTCAGGCCGTGAACGCCTTGATGCGGGTCTGCGTGATGCATATGGCATAAAGGCAGCGTTTGATAGTTCGACGCTTTGCCCCATCCGCCGCGACCATGTATGCGGTGATGAACTAGCGCCTGCATGCCGTCGACGTCGTATCCGAGCCGACGGCACACGATGCAACCGCGCGCCGCGACGTGACCCATGTAGCGGCGCTCTGCTGCCGGTGTCGCTTTGCTCAATCTGCTACCTCAGTGGGATTGATAATACCGTGTTTCATCGCTAAAAGGTAGTACTGACGGACAAATTTTTTGCGTCGATCCGCTGTCCCAACCAACGCATCACGTTGACGCACATGCTATTGCCGAGCGCCTTGTAACGCGGCCCGTCGGCGGCTGGCTTGCCGCGAACCGGAACCTGCGTGTACTGGTCCGGGAACGCTTGCAATCTCTCGCACTCGACGGGCATCAGGCGGCGCACGGCCATCGGCGGCGCTGAGACGGCAGGCATTACGCCGCCGTTCGCATGGCTCCCTGTGAAGCCGCCTGCGCGCAGTGTCGGCGACAGGTCGTTTGTAGCGTCCGCGCCGTAGTCCTTTGCGCTGAAGCAGATCGGCGTAAGTACGTGCGGCTTATCGCCGCCGCCCGACGACGCGCGCAGGCATCCGGCAATCTCTTCGCCAAGCTCGGCCGTAGCGCCACCTTCGCGACCGCGCAGCGCGACGGATACGATCGGCTGACCGCGCCCCGTTCCATCCTCGCTCGCGTCAAACCCTTCGGCCTTGAGCGTGTGCGTGATGTCGCCGGTCACGCAGACGGCGAATGTCTCGGTGTCAAAATCAAGGCGCTGACTTTTGGCCGTCAGGCAGGTTCCGACGTCAATGCTTCCGCTAGTGTTGCCCCCCCCCGAATGCTTGCAGGTATCCGCTGCATGCCTCGTCGGTTCCGGGAAAGCCGCCTGCACCAGTGCGCGATGCAAGGGTTCCGGCAGCTTCTTGCCCCGCTTCTCTGCGCGGCGCAAAATCCCGGCGCACGCCGTCGAACTCAAAAAGTACGTCGGCGGGATTGAAGTCTTTTCGAGCACTTGCGATAACGAACACACGGCGGCGGCGTTGGGCCACTCCGAAATATTGGGCGTCAAGGACTCTCCACGCGATTGTTCGCGCGGGTCCAAACACACAACCAGCGTTCGCCCATTTTTTCCCTGGCGGCTGAAGTTCTTCATCTTCGCCGGAAAGCGCTCCAAGAAAGCATCCGAAGGCGTTGTCTTTGGACGAGAGGACGCCCGGCACGTTTTCCCATACGGCAACGGCGGGGCGCTCTCCTGCGCGTCCGCGAACATAGTCAATTGCATCGAGCAGCCTCACGTAGCTAAGTGTTAGTTGTCCGCGCTCATCGGAAAGCCCTTCGCGCAAGCCCGCGACGCTAAACGCTTGACATGGCGTGCCGCCGACCAAAACGCCGGGTGCCGCGACTTCGCCGATCAAGACCTTTCGCGCGATCTTCGTCATATCGCCGAGATTCGGAACGTCCGGGTAGTGATGCGCAAGCAATGCGGAAGGGAACGCCTCGATTTCTGACAGCCACGCAGCGCGCCACCCAAGCCCGTGCCACGCGACCGTCGCCGCTTCTATCCCGCTGCACACACTGCCGTATTCCATTTGCGCCCCCCGTTCAATGGCTCAATACTACCTCAAAACATCTCTGAAAGGTAGTATTGGAGCGCTAATTTTTAGACCTGCATCATCAGCGAAGCGAACGGATTGAACTCGCGGCTGGCGATCGATCGAGCGCGCTGCAACGTCTCTTCGGCCAGAGCTTTGGCGCGCGCGACTTCCGTCTCTTCCTCGCGCTGTTCGCTGCACTTCGGGAGTCGGCCGTGTGCGTTCCATTTCGGCATTGCCGGCGTCTCGCCTTGACCGAACGAATACAGTTTCGCCGGATGGCCGCGCATCGGCACGATCCAGTCGGAGGCGTAGATTCGCCCGTCGCGCGCAGCGAGGTTCATGGCCGTGCGCGCTGTCGTTTCTCCGATGCCGAGCGCTTCGGCAATCTGCGCCTTCGTTTTCGGACCGTGCTCGACGAGCAGCGCGAGGATTCGGCGGTAGGTGGTGCTGCGATCTTTGATTGCGACGGTCATGATTGATATTCCTCGTATCCCTTGCCTGCGGGCAGGCGAATGTTGTTTGTCGCGCAGTACGCAACAACGTATTCCAAAAGGCTCGTCATGCGCCGGATCGACATTTGAGACGACGCCTCGCGCAGATTCACGAATTCGTTCTCAATGCCAGGCACGATGTCAGCGCCGCCGCCAGTCGCGACCGTATGCCCGCTGATCATGAGCACCTTCCATTGCGCCGCGCTCAGCGTGCGGCCGTGAAACTTGGCTTGCTTCGCCAGGTCGGAGAACAGCGCGTGCAGAAGCGCGTTTTGCTGCAATGAGCGGGTCGCGGGCTTGATAACGGCGCTCCACCCGTCGGGCGCGGTGACGACGGCGCGGGCGGCTTGTGCGCGCGTGCGATCGTTGATGATGACGGCGCATTCATCCATACGTGCGGTGCTCCCCGAGGTTCAGGTAGCCGATCAATTCCTCGCGCGCTTCGTCAAAGCCGCGGCACACGGCGACGTAATACCCTTCGGCGCGCAGCTCGCGGATCATGTCTTTTTGCGACTCGCTCAGTGCGCCGCCTTTGGTGCGCTTCAGTTCGATATACATGCCGCAGTAGATGCCGCATGCCTTGCCGATGATGATGTCGGGAATGCCAGCGGCGACGCCTTCCTTTTTCAGCCGAACCGCGGTGCGCAACGATCGCTTCCCGCCATTCGGCACATGGAAGGCGATCAACTTCGGGAATGCGGCGCGAACCCACTTGAAGAACATCATCTGTTCCGTCGATTCGCTCGGAACGTGCTCGACGCCGTTTTTCGGTTCCTTCACAGTTTCCTGTCACTCCTGATATACGCGTTCAGTTCCTTTCGGGCTATCTGCGCGGCCTTCTCGCCGTGCTCTTGCCTCACCTTCTCGACGAGCGCGCCGGCCTTTGCGTAATAGCCTTGGCGCCCGTCTTTTGCGGCGTCGCGGAAGCGTTGCCATGCCTCCGCGCGGTGTTGCTCGGTCATGCGTTCGCGAACGTCCGGACCGTCACCATCTTTTGCTCTTCCGTCACGGTGACGCTATAAGCGTCGTCCATCCAGTCCATCTCCATCGGCTCGCCGTGCTTGCCGCCGCCGTAGAAGTAGGTCCAGCCGACCCACGAGCCATCAGGCGCTTTCGCTGCGACCGCATCCGATTCGTAGTGCCGCGAGTACTCGCAGCGCAGCCCGGTTTCCTCGCCGCTGCCGCGAACTTCCTCTTTCGCGTCCTGAAAGTTGCCGTCGTCGTTCTCTTCGGCTTCGTCGTAGAGCTCGTCTACGTTTTCAGCCGTCACGTCCGGCGCGGGCTGCTTCTGGAATTGGGCGAGGCGCACCAAAATCATGTGCTTGATTTTTTGTACGGGTGTCATGGCTGTTCCTGTTGTGATTGGGTTTGCGTCAGCACCAAATGACGCTAGAGAGCGAAACGCTTCTACGGAAGAACCATGCGCCGCCATCGACGCGGGAATATTCCGAGTAGGCCGACAGGTGCGGAACGATGACGGTGTGCATGGTGGTTCTCGGTTATTTGATGCGGGTTTTGACGTAATCGACTGCCTGCTGAACCGTTCCGATCTTGTCGGCGTCCTCGTCGCTAATCTCGATGCCGAACTCATCTTCGATCGCCATCACCATTTCGATGAGGTCGAGCGAGTCAAACCCTAGATCGTTGGCGAGGTGGTCGGTCGGCTTGAATTCAAAAACAATCCCGTCCGACGCGATCATCTGGCATTCGACGATCTGGTTGACGCGCGCTTCGAGGTTGATTTGCGTAGTCATTTCACCCTCACTTGATGTCGATTCGCTTGCCGCGAACCAGCGAGCATCCCGGCACTTCGAAGCCGTCTTTGAGCGCTGCGGCGATCAGCTTCTTGTCCGGAGCCGGCGCGGGCGGCAGCGGCTCGGTCTTGTAGCTCGCGGGAATCAGCGATTCGTCTGCGATTTGCACGCTCGGCGGGTTGAGCGCGATCTTGATCTTGAAAAATGGCGTCTCGATCTTGTCGCGGCCCGCCAGTTCCAGACCGTCGAGCAGGTATTTGCGGATGCGCGACGCGCGGTTTTCCATCGCCTTCGCGCGCTCGACCATCGCTTTCGCGTGCTCTTTGATCTGCTCGGCAGTCGCTTCGAGGTTGCGCGCGACGAATGCCGTGTTCATGCACTTCGTTTCGAGGTCGCCGCTGATCGATTCGAGCGTGTCTGCGAACGTCTGTTCGTCGAGTTCTAGGTCGATCAACTTTTCGGCTGATTCCCGATATTCGCGGGAGATTTCAAACAGGTTCATTACTCTCTCCAGGGTAGTAGTGTAGGGCCAAAAAACGGCGCCTCTAAAGACGCCTTCGTTCTGACCACGTTGATAGAATACCCGCGAGGTGCGGAACCGTCAAGCGGCTTCGCGCAGTTTTTTCGCGATCAGTTCCTGTCCGACGTTCACCGCGCGCTCGTCGACGACGGTGCATAGCAGTTCGCTTGCGCGGCGGGCCACATCGAGCGCCAGGTTCACGCTTTGCGCGTTTACGCCGCTCTGCATCGTCTGTTCGAGCTTATGCACCGCGGCGCGCAAGTGGATCAGGGCTTCGGCTGAGTTCGTTTGTTCGGTCATTGTTGGTTTGGGTGATGCCCGGCGCGGGGCCGGGCGATTGAATGTCAGTTCTAGAATGGAATTTCGTCGTCCATGTCGTCGAAGCCGCCGCCGCTCGGCTGCTGCGGCTTCTGATTCGTGCGCTGCTGGCGCGGCGCTCCGGTCGACGGGTTGCGCGGGGCGTTCTCGTTGTCCGCTCGCGATCCGAGCATCTTGAACGTGTCGACGCGCAGCTCGGTCACGTACTTTTGCGTGCCGTCTTTCGCCTCATACGAGCGCGTCTGCATCTTGCCTTCGACGAGCACTTGCGCGCCCTTCTTCAGATATTCGCCTGCGATTTCGGCTTGGCGCTTGAAGCACGCGCAACGGAACCATTCGGTTTTCTCTTTTCGCTCGCCGCTCGTGTCTTTCCACGTCTCGGTGACGGCGACGCTGAAGCTCGCGACCGCATCGCCGTTGCTCAAGTAGCGCACTTCCGGGTCTTGCCCCAGGTTGCCCGCGATAATTACTTTCTGGTAACTAGCCATATCATTCCTCTCTTCTGCTTAGGCGCGCGCTTGGCGCGGGTTACGTGCGATCGGCACATTGTCGATCCAGACCGTCACTTTCTGCCCGGTCATATGCGCGAGCATTTCCGCGAATGATGAGCAGGCGTTTTGCACAAGTGCGGGCGTCGATTCTTTTGCCAGTGCCAGCGCGTCGAGGTCGCGCCGCGCGGCTTGGCGGATTGGGTGGTTAAGCATCGCGGGCGCGGAGCATTTCATCTGCGATGAAGTACGCGCCTTCGGTCGCTGATCCGACGGCTCGCGCTGTCATGCTCCCATCGCTTTCTACCGTTGCCGCTACGATGGCCTGCATCGCCTTCGCCGCAAAGTAGTCGCGGAGCGTCATGCCTTCGCCGACTTCCATTGAGTTGTCCCACTGCTTGATTGCAGCCGGGAATGCCGGCCCGCCGTTGTTCTTTGTGCTCATTCATCCCTCTCTTCGCTATCCGGCGCGCGAGGGCGCCGGGTGTGATTGTTAGAACGGCGAGTCAACGTCGATGATGTCGTCGCCAGACGGCCCTGCGATTGCAGCAACGCGCGACTCGTCTACCAAGCGCGCTTCGCCGTCGATTTCGGTCGGGCGCGGCTTGCACTTTTCGCGGTACTCGCTATTCGTCATGTGAAGCGCGAACTTGCTTGCGTCAACACGCTTGAGCTCGATTTCTGTGTTGCCCGCCTCGCGAACCCAATCGATGCTTTTCATCGACTCGGGCGGCGTATGCGGGTAGCACGATGCAGACGTGATCGGCGTCGAGTCCATCAGCATCGCGTATGCGCGCATCGCGATTTCGCGGTCATCAAACGCAAGTTTCGTGTAACCGATGGTGATGATGTATTTTTGGTTCATGGTCATCTTCTCCGTATGCCGGCGCGCTCTGGCGCCGGGTGTGTGATTACGCTGCGGCTTCGGCCGGCTCTTGCTTCGTGTGCGCGTCGATGACTTCCTGCTTTGCGAGCTTGAATTGCTCGTAAGCGTCGGCGTCGTTCAGTTCGCTCGCATGCTTGCGCGCGGCATCGAACGCGGCTTTGAGCGCTTCGCCAGTCTTTGCGCCCCTGATCGCGGCGACGTGGCGCTTGACGTCGGCGGGCTTCATGGCTTGCGCGGCGACTTGGTGCGTGTGCGCATCGGCGTCATTGTCGCCTTCGGTCGGGATGCAGAAGGCTTGCATCGCGGCGTATTTGAACGCGGCGCTCGCGGCCTTGTTCGTCGCCTTGTCGCCCGAATCCATCGCCTCGCCGTACATCACGCACTTGTGCGAGCTGCCGTCGTCGGCGCATACGAACGTGAATTCGACCTTCACCGTCACCGAGAACAGGACGCCGCCGTTATTGCTCTTGCGCTCGGTCACGACGCGCTCAAGCTGGTTCGGCAACATCATCAGGCGGTGCTCCGCGAGGATCGACGAAAGCGCGTTGTAAACGTCGTCAATCCCACGAAAAGCATACTTCTGCTGCACGTTCTGGCGATCCTTGGCGATGCCTTCCTTCGACATTACGGACATCACAGCGGCTATTGCGGCGTACACCTTCGGGGCTTGATTCGTTTCCATTTTCGTTCTCTCCGTGGATTTTTAGATACTGCTGTTCCTGCTCTTCAAGGTATTGCTGCGCTTCGCGGTCGTCGTCGTCGCTCATATCGGGTTTAGTCCGTAGGCGGCACAGTAGGCGAGGAACATTCCAAAGACGATCGCGATCGTCCAATCGAACATTCGCGTGCTCATGACAGCACCTTGGTCAGAAGCGTCGACATGCGTTCGAGGATGAGGATTTGGCGCTCAATTTCGATTGCGCGGGCTTGCTGCTGCGCGAGATAGACTCGGCTTGAGCGGGCGTCTCCGCCGTCCTGCTTTATCAGCATTTCGGCGACTTCGACGCCGCTGCGGGCGCTGAATCGAGCTGCTTCGATGAGTTCTTTGAACTGCGCGGGAGATTTGGTCTGGCTCATGATCGTGTTTCCTTTCGCTGGTGGTTGTGTGCTGCGTTGGTGTGAATCATATCTCATCGGTGGGTAGTGTCAAGCGTTTTCTCTCCCAAAGAGATGAAATTAGCTCGGCACAAACCCTAGCTCGGCGAAACGAGCCTGAAGCGCTTGGTGTGCGCGAACTTCGAGAGCGTGAACGGCGCGCGCGACTTTCGTTCCTAGGCGCGATGCGCTCGCTTGCGAGACGCCGCAATCCTTCGCTATCTGCACGGTCGTCGGCATGTACGCTTCGCCGAACGTGAATTCGCGTTCGATGATGGCCTCTAGGAGCGCCGAATTCGCGTGCAGGTGGCTCAGGTGGAACTTGAGCAGCGCGAGGGCTTGAGCGTGCTTCTGATCGGCGTCGTCGGCCTTCTGCGCGCTCCAGCGGCGCCCCTCGTACTTGCGCAGCGTGCCAGGGTCGCGGTGATAGCGCGCGATGACTGCGGCGCGCTCGACGGCGCTCAGCGTCGAGTCGATGGCTTGCATCGCCCATGCTGCGTCTGTGATGCGGTCCGTCCAGTCTTTCTTTTCGGTGACCGTGCTGCGCGCGACGGACTCGGAGTAACCCGGAACCTTCACCGCGGAGGCTAGCGCGAGCGTTTCGAAAACGCTTTCGAGCGCTCGATGTACGCTTGTAAAGACCGCCACTCGCTGCACCGCTCCCGCATTGGTCTGTTCCGCGCGCATATGTCGTCACCAAGAAAATTGTATTTGCCGATCGACCATGCGCATTGTTTGCAGGTCGGGTTGCGCTGTTCGCGCTCAATCAAAATCTCGACTGGATCACGCGTTTCTCCGCGCCGCTGCCACGTCATGCGAACAAATCCGGCGCGCTCGCAACGAGCTTGCATGTGCGCCGCGTAATCGGGTCTTTGATCCGTGCGCCCGGCTCGATCACGGTGCCAGTCGCGAGCAGTTCATTCACGCGCCCCGTCACCGACTGGATCGGCAGACGCAGCGCGCGGGATATGGCGTTGCGCGTGACGCCGGCCGGGTAGATCGTCCGCAAGAAGCGCTCGACGGCGATGCGCTGGCGGTCGGCTTTTCCTTCGGCGCGGTGCTCGTCGAGTGCTTCTATGCTGGTCGATGCGGTCATTTCTGGCCTATGCGGTTGGAATATCCTCAGGTGATTTTAACGCAAATGCTCTCGTCGGGGTAGCATTTGCGGGCAAAAATTTGGTCGCCTCGGTGAATGCGATGCGCGGCGTGTTCGAGCCGTTTTGCAGCACGAGTTGCGCCTTCTTCGGGTCGCCGATCAGCAAAGGGGGCTGAACCGGGTAGCCCTGGCGCGCGTTGTAATCCTCCGGCGTGCCGATGAGTTTCGACGGGTACGGCGGCACTTCCCCGCGCATCTTGTAGCCGCGGTAACGGTTCACGAACTCGTTTTGCGTGAACGGGTACTGCTCGGAGTCGGTGCGGCACAGTTTGATCCAGCCCCCCATATCCTCGACGACGCGGTGAATCAGCGGATCGTCGAACACGACCGAATACTGATCGCCACGCGTGCGGATCGCGTAATCGACCGACGACCATGCGCTGTTGGCGGAATCCTTCGTCGAGCCTTGCAGCATTTTCACGACGTCGGCGGGCTTCGGGCACCACTGCCCGGAATCGGGGTTCATGGCGTGCTGTCCGAGCGCGCGCTCGACCGCGGCAATGTCGAACGGTTCCATCGCCATCGTCCAGACCGTCAGCGCGAACTCGGAGAAGTCCTGGCGATAGAACGCATGGACGTCGGCGAGCACTGCGGCGAGGCGAAGCTGATCATTCTTCGTTTTCATGGTCGTTCCCCTTTGCGGCTTCTTCAGCCTGTAGGCGCGCTGCGAATCGCTCGACAACCGCGCGGTTATTGCGTTCAAGTTGTTCCTGCTTGCTCACGTACCCGCCGGGATTGCGCGGCCCTGCGTTTCGCTGAACCTGTACGGCAAGGTCAAACGAGCTTTGATTCCTGCTTTGGGCGCCTTGGATCATGTCGGCATTGAAGCCAGCAAATCCGCGCGCAGCGCAGTGTTCGATGGCCTCGTTGAGCGAAACGCCGGCCTTTTCCGCCTCGCTCTGCGTGCGCTGAAACGCAGTCAGCGTGTTCGGCATGCGCTTTTTCGCTCTTGCTGCGAACCAGTCGGTGATGTGCTGACCATCGACACCTCGATCGGAAAGCCATTTGCGAGCATCGAAGCGCGCAGCGCTAGCGCTCGTAGAGCGCGCAGTGTCTTTGTCTTTGGTTACTGGTTCTTGGTTATTGGTTCTTGGTTCTTGGTTTGCTTGCAGAGAGCTTTTTTCAGCTTTGCTTTTGCTATCCTCTAGGTTAGCTGTAGTAAAGCTATAGGTTTCCTGTAGCTTTGCATCAGCTTTGCGTGGCCTACCTCCAAGTTTCCCGCGGACGCTTGCTGAGTCTGCCTTTGCGCGATATTTCTCGATCTCGCTATCGCATCGCTCGTGGTGATAGCCGTCGTCCTGCAATTTGAACTTCAGCGCCAGCACGATTTTGACCGCGGTACGCTGCTCTTCCCCGACTGCGCCGATGCTCATGCACAGAACTTCGAAATCGGTCGGCAGCGGCTTCTCGGTGTCGTAGTAGACCTCGATCATGTCCCGGTAAAGCCAGCGGGCAAGCTGAGGCATGCGGACGGTTCCTGAGTTGAAATCGCCGATGTGGTGTTGGTAGTAGTTCACGCCGGCACCGCCTTTGCCGCCTCGAACTCTTCGCGCTCGACGCTTTCTTGGTGCTCGCGATAGTTGATCGCGTTGCACAGCGTGTCGAGATCGACGGCGACGCCGAGCGACATAAAAATTCCGTACTGGAGCACTCTCGCACTTGCATACGAGAGGTTCTTTTGCCCGATCCGCACCATTTCGAAGCCCCTGTAGCTAACGCCAGCGGCTTCGCAGATCGCAGCCATCACACGGGTTCCAGCCTGCTTCCATACCCGGTGAGCGGTAAGAGGCGGCAGCGCGCGAATCTGAATGTCAATCTCCGCTGGAACGCCGTACATGTTCTTTTGGCCCTGCATGTCTCACCTCTCTCCGGTAGTCAGTAAGGAGAGTATAGCCACCTCAAAGAGAGTATGCAAGCGCAAAAAGAGATGTCATATCATAAGATTCAGACAAAACGCGTCTATTTAGTGTGGGGTTTCTATTGCAGCGCTTCGTATCACCGTGGTATGGTTCCGTATCAAAGCGGCACAGAACCCAAAATTACACTGCCTACCGGACCAAAAATGGACATTTCAGAGATTCGTTACCGCAACTTCAAACACCTTTTTGAGCAATTCAAAGAGGTAGTTCGGAGAGACGATCCAGGTGCGCCAGAGAAAGGTATGTTGAAGCTCTTCGGCGAGAGGGTCGGAGTGCGCGAGGCGTACATGTCGCACATCAATACCAAGTACAAAGGCATTGGCCGAACGACCGCGCGCAAGATCGAGCAGGCGTTCAAGCTGTCCGACGGCTGGATGGATCGAGAGCACGAGAAGAACGAGCGCGCTGAGCAGGCGCAGCCCGCGCATGTCGCCGAAGAGACGCCAGAGCCGACCGACGCCGACGAACTGGCGTTCTTAGAGACGGCGATTCAGCTCTACCGAAATGACCCGATCCGAGCGCAGACGGCTCTGCTAAAGGCCATGTCGAGCAAATTTAAGACGTAACAGAACTCCGGTAGTTGTTACCAGTTACAACTACCATAAAGCGATCGGAAATTGTTTCGTGTTGTTGAATTGAGATGTAATAAATTGCTGAAGAATGCTCTTGTCCAACGTTTGCCGTGGGCGTAAGATCGGTCCCTGTCGGTGCTGTGACTGCCGATCTGACACCCCTAGGATCAAAAGAAAATGTTGAGCGAACAAAGCATTGCAGTCCCTACTCTGGCAAACGAAGGCGGGCAGGTCGTCGCGCCCTCGGTGATGAGCGAAGATGAGTTTTTGATAGCCCTCTCGATGTTGAACCACGGCGAGCGGATGGAGTTTTTGCGTTGTATGAACGCAACACACTAAATTTCGAGATGTTTCGTCTCTTTAGGGTATTGACAGGTGTGAATAGCTAAACTACAATTCTGTCATGTTGAAGTAATCCGCAAGAACTCTCCGTAGCAGTGCTTCAAGGGCGCCTGGGTCAAACCTCGGCGCCCTTTCTTTTTCCTGCTCGAAAACACAAGTCCCGAGTTCAAATCGGGCCGACTAGCCGGCGTAACTGGCTCCTTCGGGTTTCGCGCCTTGTCTGATGCGCAACGCATCGAAGCCGCTTATCCAGCGCCCTTCCCCGCCGCTACGGGCGGTGAGGCGCGAAACCCGAAGGTAAGGCCAGTGCCGCAACCATTCCCCGATGGCCGGTGCGATACATGCGCGACCGCGCGAATCTCTGACGTAAAAACGAAAAGCCGCTCAACGGAGCGGCGCGGCGGATCGGGTTGCCACCCATGATCCAATGCCAATCAGTCGGAAGCCCGGAACCTCGCAACCGGGCACGCCGAACCTCATTCCAGTGCTACACGCGCGCGCGCCTGAAGCTTGCGCAGTGCTTCGCGATTGTCCGCAAGGTCATCGCCCCAATCGACGAGCGCTTTACAGATTGCGCGAAACTCTTTCGCATTCTCTAGTGCGTTCCGCTTCTCGATCGTCCGCCGCTGAATCTTTCGCGGCTTGCGCTCGATGGTCGCGAGTATGTTGGCAAGTTCGGTTCCCTCCCTGGCGTCGAGCGCCTTGAGGTAGAACGATTTCGGGTTCCGGGCATAGTCACCCGGTGCGCCGATCGCCCTGCGGTAGAGCTCGACGAGCACGTGCTTGGGCAGTGCTGCGAGTTGCGGTCTGTTCATTCGTCAATCGTCCATTCGGGCAAAGTATCGATCGGCGTCGCGCTCGTCCCGTGCGGCGCGGCGCTCTTCCTCGGTCATTTCCGGCTCATCGTAATTGTCGCAGTAATCGAATTCGTCGCGGTAGTGGATCATGTCGGGCCTCGTGGTGTTGGTGTATGTGTTAAGCATACCCGCGAGAGAGCGTAACAGTCAAACAATATCTAGCTGTTATCCGATTAGGGGAAATACGATGCTTTTCGCTCTCTTTCTGGCATTTCAATCCCCCGAAGATATGATAAGATTTGTCATGCAGTTGGCGGGCTATCCGACGACGGGAAGCGTCCCGTTCGGCCACGCGCTGCATCTAACGACAACAAAGGGGCTACGGTGAAGAAAGAACGGATATACGCGCAGATCACGCACGAGGTCGTGCGCCAGTGGCAAGCAGATACGGGGCGTCAGGTTGCGCCGACGTGGATCGCGGAAAGCCCGCAATACCGCGTGGCGATGGAAGGTTTGATTGAGCGCGTCATCGCCGGCACGCTCGACCCGGAAGACATGGCTGATTCGATGGGTTCCGCGGGCCGTATCGCCCTGCCGGTGCTCGTTGCTATCTGTCCTGGCGGCGCATACGAAGAGCCGGAAATCGACGATCCGGACCGCAAGCCGGGTTACTCGGAAAAGGATTTGGCGCGCGAGGCGCCGCATAAACGCGAGGCGAAAAAGCCCGGCGAAGTGACGGTGACGAAATGAGCGCCGCGAAAGAATTCGTCGTCGGCATGGTGCTCGGAACGCTGTGGATCGGCCTTGCTGTCGGACTGGCGACGCCGATCGCGATGTTCCTTCAATGATCATGGGGCGAGGCGTCGAGCGTGAATGCGCGGGTGACGTTCGCTAAAACGTTCCGCCGGAGACAGCGCACACAGCGATCCCCCGTGCCGGCGATAAGGTCGCGCACCGCTCGGCGCTTTGCCCCTACCTAGGGAGAGATGATGGAAAAGACAGAGTGGTATCCGGTGAGTGAGAAGCCGGTGCGCGCCGGATGGTACGAGGCGAAGTACGACGACGAGTGCGGAACCTCGATGCGCTGGTTTGATGGCGAGAAGTGGTTGCTTGGGCCGGAATTCGGGCTGGCAACTTTCGGGAATGTCCCGGAGTTCAAGGACGAGTGGCGCGGCCTCACTGCTCCCGCCAAGTAAGGCAATCAGCCGGTGAAAATCCGGCTCTCTCTGCAATCCGGTAAGAAAGCGGCTAATCGGCTGGTCCGCAAAACCATGCAGCCCCGGTTCGAATCCGGGCCGGATTTCAGAGGGTGCATACACGTGCAAAACGAGCGTGTGGTTGCGTTTCCGGTCATGCGGGCAAATCCTGCGGGCAAATGCGCCACTCTCTACCCTTCCGATCGTCTCGCTCCGCACAGGGTCAGCCGTGCAGAGCACACACAGGGCGAGGCGATCACCCCTACAGGAGCACCCATGTTCGTAACTGACGCATTCGAATGCTTCGGAATGTGGGCGAATGCCTACGCTCGCGCGGCGTGGCTCTGGTCGATCGAGCTCGACCGGTGGGCTGCGATGTGCTCGGCAAGGTGAGCGAGTTCGGGATCAACAGCCAATAACGATTTTCACTGTTCGGGGAAAGAGATGATGGACGAATCCGGAATGATGCTCCTGGTCGAGCCTGTGCGCCCTGCCCATCAGCAACGAGTGATCGACGAGAAAGCCGAGCTCGACGCGAAAATCGTCAAGCTGTGCGACTTCCTGCGCAGCGCTGCATACCGCGCGCTGCCCGAAGCGGATCAGCGCCTGCTCGACCGGCAATTAAGCCACATGCGCGACTACGCGCACATTCTGTTCATGCGTGTTGCGAGGTTTGGATGACGCTGCGAATCCTTATGCTCGGTCAGGCTGGCGTCGGCGTTGCGCTCGCGCGGGAACTGATGCGCCGCGGCGAGGCTGTCGTGCTCGTGAGCGATGGCAGCCGCCGGTCGGTGTACGACACGCTCGCGCCGTGCGTGCGACGTGAGTCGGGCAAGCGCACTGCGCAATGGAAGCAAGAAACGAGGCGGTATGGACGTCGATAACATTCTGCTGCGAGAACCCGTCACGATCGAAGACGTAATGCGCGAGGTAAAGGCGCTGCGGGAAGAGGTGAAGGCGATGCGCAATTATCCGATCGTGATGCGATCGCATCCGCTCGACGCGCTAGGAAGTGTGGGCGGAAAGATCAGTTTCGGGAATGCGGGATGAATGACGAGCTAAGGCAGGCGATTCGCTACCGAGTCACTAATTACCCGCGCGCGCACGAGGTTCAACCTCAAGACGCGCGCGAGTTGGTTCGTTGCTTCTGGTGCTCGCACTGGAAGGCGCTCGGCGCGGTGTGCTGCGATCCGGTCACGCTCGCCAATCTTTGATGTATCGATACGCGTCAAGGGCCGCGAAGCCCTGCGCTCTCAGGTGGCGATAGTACGCGAGGCGGGTCATATTATCGGAGGCTCCGGCTTGTTGAGGTAGCGCATATCAGGCGGCTTCCGCGCTGGTTCGGGCGCGCAGAATTTCGAGCAGAGCGCCGGAGAAGCCAAGCGCGTATGCGTTGTCCAGCGTCACGCCGTCCTTGCGCGCGATCGCTTCGAGAAGCTCGATTGCCTTGATCGCGTCTTGCATGAGGGATTGTTCGTAGTTTTTCATGGTCTGCCTCGGCTGTTCGCTGGTTACGCGCGGCGGATGCGCACGATTTCCGTCGAGTAGCCCTGCACGCGCTCAGACTCTTCGATCGCCGCCTCTTGTGCGTCTTCGCGGTCGAAAGCGAACACGACGACTTCGATGTCCTTGAACGTGACGATGAATTCGATTGCGCTGCTCATTTCTCTCTCCGGTTGGTGCGCGTCGTTCAGCGCATGAGATGAATCATACCGCCCAGAGATTCGAACAGTCAACGACTATTTTCGCTGTTATTTGCTAAGGAGAAACCCGGATGACCGACATCGCGCACACACTCGCCGAGCGCGGCGCTCGATATGGCGTGTTTGCCGACCATGCGGTGATCGCGCAAGGGATGAAGGAAGTGATGTGGCAGGCGCCAGGATGGACGCGCCTGCAACCGGATCAGAAGCAGGCGCTAGAGGTCATTGGGGATAAGGTCGCGCGGATACTGAATGGCGACCCGGACTATCACGACAACTGGCACGACATCGTCGGATACGCGAAGCTCGTCGCGGATCGGCTGGCTTAGAGCAGAAGGTAAGCGAGCGCGGCGATGACCGGAGCGGCAAGCAGCGCCCAATCGAGCGCGGTCAGTTTGCGCATCGCGCCTCCCGTGTCATAGCCGCGTCGATCGCCTCGCGCGCCGAATCGTAGAACTTGCCCGCGCCAGAAATGACGCCTGCGCTGCCGTGAAGCTGGCACGTCTCGCCGTACCACTGCACGACTGCGCCAGTGCGGACCATGAAGTCGAGGCGGGCGGTGTCGGATGCGAGCGCGATGGTTTGCTCGGCATTCATTTCCCTTCCTCCCCGGATTGCCTTGCTCGGTCGATTGCGGCGTCGATGGCTTCGCGGAGAGTCTTGCAGCCGTTGAAACCTTCGTTGATGTTCGCGGTGATGTGGTCGATGTTGTAGAAGAAGCCCATCTCGTCTTCCTGCTCAAGCCAGTCGAGCCGCGCAGTGTCGGCGCTTGCATCATCCGGCGTGGGGTGGGCGTACAAGATGCGCGTCTCGAATGCAGCGTACTTATTCATGTGATCGAAACCGTCTTTGCTTTGATCGGTCCATGACGTTGTTCCAATAGTTCGGCCCTGATAGATCGGCTTCCTCTCCGCCAATACGCGGGATTCGAGGGCGGCTTGCCATGCTTCCCATGCCCATTCCTCACCATCTTTCGGATGGTCGCCAGCAGGAAGCGAGTTGAACCATTTTTTGAAATGTTCTTTCATTTTCAAACCTCATGAATCAAGCAGTTCCGTTGGGCAAAGGTTGATCGGATGCCACCGCGCATAGAACTTGCGCGGCCTCCAGTTGTGCATCCGACGCCATTTCATTCTTTGCCTAGACTTTCGGCGGACTGGTCTTCGTCGCTCTCAGCGGACTTTTCGAGGGGGGCGGCGGGAATCATCTGCGGCTCAGAACGCTGCGGGAATCGACCTTCGCGCATGTCGCGCGCGATGTTCTCGCTGGTGGTTTCGATACGGCGAGCCGGCCTCTCGCACGGCCCCTCGCCCGGACGCTCGCAGGGCGATTTGTAGCAGCAGCCCTTCGCGTCAACGTATTTGTATTCGTCGGTCATTTGTTCGCTCCTTTGGAAATCGCGGCATCAATCTTGGCCCTCACGCTCGCTGCAGCATCATCTGGACTCACTGAGCCTTGGGGCGCGCAGCCTGCCAGTGCAGCCGCGTTGAGTAAATAATGCTGTTGATGCTTCGAATGTCCTTGCCCCGGCAAGATTCCTCCGCTTCGAACCACGCCACCGGCTGCGCCTCACGCGGTGCGCGCGTATTCCAAAGTTCGAAGCATTCTTCGGGAAGCTCGCAGGTAATGGATGGGCGCACGAAGCAGCATTCGTTCGTGCATCGCACGATTTCTTCGTAAGCACACACGTGGACATGTTCCGCGTCTTCTCCGCAGAACGGGCACGGCTTCAGTTCTTCAGTCATTTGCTCGCTCCATTGCTGCGTCGATGGTGCGGTCCACGCTGGCATCAAAGCGATCGCTGATCCAATCCTTATGCGTGTCATGCGTCGGCGCTTCGAGCGGAGCGTTCAGCGTCATGGTCGGAATATCGCCGGGAGGCGAGGAAAAGCGCATCTTGTCGCGGAGGAAGCGATACCGCTCTGCATCAATCCTGTCTTGCTCTGCGGACTGGGCGAGAGGGGCGGCGTAGAGCTTGTCTCCGCGCTTCAATGGCGAACCGTTCGGGCCATGCAGGATTTCGACGAACAGGCCGTCGTCACCTTCGTCAACTTGCGCCACCGCCTCTTGCTTGTCGCCATCGGCTACCGATCTCGCGGGAGTGGCGAGCAAACTTCTGATTGCGGCCCGCATTTCCGTTGCTGATAACTCGGCGGCGAGTGCAACCTGCTTCTTGCCTACGCGCTCCATAAGTCCGGCTTTCACGCCGATTTCGTCAATCTGCGCATTTGTCAGCTTCGCCCCCGCTGTGTCGATAGCAGGCTCGCACGGATCGTTGCACGTCTCGGGATCGCCGCAGCAGTGCGCAACGTCGGTCGTGAATGGTGCGCCGTATGGCGCGGAGCGCGGTAGCTTCGACATAACGAATTCCGCAACCGAGTTGGCTAGCTTGTAATCCGCCGGAATGGTGTATCGACCAAACAGGCCCATCACGATGTCTTGCAAATCGCCGTCGCTCATGACCTTGCGTCTTGCGGCTTGATGGTTGGCAAACGTCCTCAGAAGTTGAGCCGCGCGAGCACACACCGCGTCGCCTTCGTAATTGCTGAAGCGGGTTATCCGGTCGCTCATCTCGTCAAGCTGCTCGGCAATATCGAGCGCATCCCTCACATCGTCCTGCTTCGCCCCCGCTGTGTCGGCGATGCTCGCGGAGAGAAGGGCGCGGGCGAACTGCACGATCACCGGCGTATCGCGGTCTGCCCCGCGACGCATAAACGCGTTGTTCAACTCTTGCCACAGGATCAGGATTTCGTCGTCAGTCATCGTCACACCTCAAAAGTAACCGGCACAGCAATTTTCAGCGCGCGAGCGTTCAATCCCGCGCGGGCTTCGGCTTCGGTGTCGAACCAGTACGCGACGCCATCGGGGAACAGGTTCACGTACATGGTGCGCGTGTCGGGCGCGATGAAAAGGTCGAGATCGTGCGGGTGGCCGTGGTAAAACTCGCCGCGCTCGGAGAAGTAGGCGATGAATTTGATGTCGTCAATAATTGCCTCGCACGGGTATTCACTCCCGTTTGAGGCGTCCTTGAACGAGATCACTGCGCGCCCGTCGCGCGTCACCAACTTTGCGCCCGCTTTCGCGGCTTCCAAATCAAATGGCTTCATTTCGTGCTCTCTCTTTCGGGTTGTGCTGACCTGAAATACTACCCGAAAGAGAGCGTATGTCAACAGGAGATTTCAATGCAGCGCGTGCAATGCAAAGCGTTCGCGCGCTCCACTGGCGCGCAGTGCGCAGCAAAGGCGGTTCCGGGTAAGGAAGTCTGCCGCGTGCATGGCGGGCTGTCGGACGGAGCGCCGGAAGGCAACCAGAACGCGAAGAAACACGGCATCTACGGCCGGCACCTGACCGACGAGGAAAAGGCGGATTTCGACGACGTGAGCGCGCGGCTCGGATCGCTCGACGACGAAATCACCCTGCTCCGCTTCCGGATGCAGCGCGCGCTCGATGCTGAAGCTAAGGCGTGGAAAGACGACCCGAAACACGGCCTCGAAGTCATCCAGAAGCACGACCGCGAGGCGTCGGAGTTTGGGCCGGGCGACGAGACGGTGCGCAAACGCGTCGACTACGGCGAGCACGTCGAACGCCTGGCGCGGCGCATTGAGTCGCTAGAAAAGACGCGCGCCGACATGCTGCGCGACTCTGGCGGCGGCGACGACAGCGATATGACCGCGACGGACACGTTCATCTCTCCGGATGAGCCGATCCCCGAAAAGCCGATTCTCTGACATGGCGAAACGACCAACGGGGCCGACGAGCGTATTCGAGTCGATCCAGCTTACGGCGAAGCAAGCGAATATTTACGCCTGGGGATGGCAACCGAAAGCCCGCTTCCGCGATGCTGTGTGCGGCCGACGCTTCGGCAAGACGTTCCTCGGCGCGAAAGAGATGCGGCGCGCGGCGCAACTGGCGGCACGCTGGAAGGTTAGCCCCGACGACGAGATATGGTACGCCGCGCCGACGTTCAAACAGGCCAAGCGCGTGTTCTGGCGCCGGCTGAAGCGAGCTATACCGCGCGCATGGATGGACAGCAAGCCGAACGAGTCGGAATGTTTCATCCTGCTCAAAACCGGCCACATCATCCGGATTGTCGGGCTGAACGAATACGACAACCTGCGCGGCTCCGGCCTGTTCTTCGCGCTCGTCGACGAATGGGCGGATTGCCCCTATGAGGCGTGGAAGGAAGTTCTGCGCCCGATGCTCTCGACGTGCAAATACGAAATCGACGGCGTGAAGTACGTCGGCGGTCATTGCCTGCGCATCGGCACGCCGAAGGGCTTCAATCATTGCTACGACTCGTATGTTGCCGGGCAGGATGGCGGCGAACCGGATCATAAGTCGTGGCTCTACACGTCAGTGCAAGGCGGCAACGTCCCGCCCGAAGAGGTCGAAGCCGCGCGCCGCACGCTCGACCCGCGCACGTTCCGCCAGGAATACGAAGGCTCGTTCGAGAACTACAGCGGGCGCGTCTATTACGACTTTCACCGGAAAGAATCGGTCAAGCCGTGCGCGTATAACCCGGCCCTCCCGCTTCACATCGGCATGGACTTTAACGTAAATCCGATGTCGGCGGTCGTTCACCAGGAGCAAGCGAACGGCGAAATCTGGTGTATCGCCGAGCACGTAATCCCGACGTCGAATACCGACGAGATGGCGGGCGTTCTGCGCGACGCATACGGCTTGCCGTCGTTCGACCCGACCGCGCCGAAGCTCGATCACATCACGATCTACCCGGACCCGGCCGGCGCGCAACGCAAGACGAGCGCGCAGGGCAAAACGGACATTTCGATCCTTCGCTCGTATGGCTTCAAGGTCATCGCGATGGACGCTCACCCGCTGGTGCGCGACCGGATCAACTACGTCAACGGGCGCATCAAGTCGGCAGACGGCAAACGTCACTACTTCGTCGACCCGTCGTGCAAAGAGACGGTCAAGTGCCTCGAACAGCTTGTCTACAAGGAAGGCACGAACGACCCGGACAAGGAACTCGGCTTCGATCACGTTCCAGACGCGATCGGCTATTACCTGTTCACGAAATTCGTGCATATCCCGGCCAAACGCATTCAGTCCGATCACCTTCACCGATGAGGCGCGCATGAAGGCCGCTCACTTCTCACCGCTTCACTCGATGCACGTTATCGCGCCCGATGGGGTCGGCGAAAACATCGAGCAGTTATTCGAATACGTGACGCTGAAAGGCGTCGTCGCAGTGCTTACGTGGACGGCTGACGGCGGAATGATCGGCTCGGCGCATCTCATTAAAAACAGGATTCATTGAATGTGGAAGACGCTCCGCGACAAACACCCGAAGGATAACGACCTTCCCGATCGAGCGCACACAGTCGGCTGCTTAACGGCTGTTCTCGACGGCACGCAATACGAGGTGCTGCCTCACTCGTTCCACACCGAGAAATCGGAAGCCGACGAATACATACCGCTTCGCGAGCGCCGCCCGTCTGTGCGTTTCGCGCTGTGCTCCGAAGTCGTCGATGATTCCGTCGGCCTGCTGTTCTCCGAAGAACACTTCCCGACCGTCACGAGCGAGAACGCTGACGCCGCCGAATCGCTCGAACGCATCGCGAAAGACTGCTATCTGAACGAGGTAATGATCGACGCCGCAACGCGCGGATCGGTCGGCTCGGCTGCGGTGCTGCTGCGCGTGCTGAAGAATCGCCTGTTCTTCTCGGTGATGAACACGCAGTTCTTGACTCCGGTATGGCAAGACGACGCGCCCGACACGCTGGCGAAGGTCGTCGAACTGTACAAAACGAAGGGTCGCGCGCTGAAGGCGCTCGGCTATCCGATTGCGGACGACGACGCGGCGAAAGACTTCTGGTTCAGGCGCGAGTGGGATGCGGGCACCGAATCGTGGTTTGCCCCGATGCCGGTGTCGAAAGACAACGACCCGGAGAAGATGGCGGTCGATGCGTCGCGCTCGGTGTCGCACAAACTCGGATTCGTTCCGGTCGTCTGGATGAAAAACCTGCCGGGCGGCGACGACATCGACGGCAAGTGTACTTTCGCGAAGGCGATCGACACGAACATCGAAATCGATTACTTGCTCTCGCAAGGTGGGCGCGCGCTGAAGTACGCGAGCGATCCGACGCTGCTCATCAAAGAGCCGGCGACCGGTCAAGGCGGCGCACTCGTCAAGGGCGCGGGCAACGCGATCACGGTCGGCGCTGATGGTGACGCGAAACTGCTCGAAATGAGCGGCGACGGCACGAACGCGCTGCTCGAATACGTGCGGCTCGCGCGGCAAGTGGCGCTCGAATCGATTCACGGCAACAAGGCGGACGCCGACAAGATCGCGGCGGCTCAGTCAGGGCGCGCAATGGAGTTGATGAACCAAGCGCTTATCTGGCTTGCCGACAAACTGCGCATCTCCTACGGCGAAAAGGGCTTGCTGCAACTCTATCGCATGATCGCGAAGGCGTCGCAGAAAGCGCAACTCGTCGACTCGGAAGGGCAAAAGATCGCTCCGATCGCGACCGACAAGCCGTTCGCGCTGAAATGGCCCGCCTGGTACTCGCCGACATGGAGCGACAAGCTCAACGAGGCGGACGCGCTCACCGCGCTCACGCAAGGAAACATGCTCTCGAAAGAGACGGCGACCGCATCGCTCATCGAGCAATACGACGTCGAAGACCTGCCCGAAGAACTTGCGCGCATCGCGAAGGAATCCGCAGAGGCGGACGCCGCAGAAGTCGCGAAGGCGAAGCAACTCAAACCGGCACCGGATAACACCGGCGACTAACGGAGGCTGATTGAGCGATAAACGTCTAACCGAGTGGGCCACGCCGCGGCAAATCGAGTTTATCGAAGCCATCGAGAAATGCGGCTCCGAACGCAAAGCGGCTGCTGCGCTCGGCATCAGTCGCGGCACCATCAGCAATTCAATGCTCGCGCTGAAGAAGCGCGCGGCGCGCTCGGGATACTCGCCGGATCATGCGATGACTCGCACGGTCCCCGACGGGTATCTCGTCAAGGGCGTCTCGACGTACTTCGACGCGGAGGGCAAGCCGCGCGGTCAGTGGGTCAAAAGCGCAGTCGACAACGAGCGCCAGGCGGCGATTATCCGCGAGGCGTTCGAGGCGATGGCGCAAGAGTTGCCGCGACTGAAACCCGCGACGGCGCCCGCCGAGACGAAAGCCGACCTGTGCAACGTCTACACGCTCACCGACTGTCATCTCGGCGCGCTTGCCTGGCATCGTGAGGGCGGCGCCGACTGGGACGTGAAAATCGCCGAGCGCATGCTCCTCGCCGCGTTCGAACAGATGGTGAACTCCGCGCCGGCCGCACAAACGGGATTGATCGCGCAGCTCGGCGACTTCCTGCACAGCGACGGCATGTTGCCAGTCACGCCGACGAATGGGCACATTCTCGACCAGGACGGGCGATTCTCGAAGATCGTCGGCGCGGCGCTGCGCGTGCTGCGTCGCATCGTCGACTTCGCGCTAGAGAAGCACGAGCGCGTCGTCGTGCTCATGGCGGAAGGCAATCACGACCTCGCATCGAGCATATGGCTCAGGGCGCTTTTCAAGGCGCTGTATGAGAACGAGCCGCGCGTGACCGTGATCGAGTCCGAGTTGCCGTATTACGTGCATCAGCACGGCGAAACGCTGATCGCCTTCCATCATGGACACATGAAGAAGAACGACGCGCTGCCGATTTTCTTCGCTGCCCAATTCCCGAAGGTATGGGGCGCGACGACGAAACGCTATGCACACACCGGGCATCGGCATCACGTCGAAGAGAAAGAGCACAGCGGCATGACGGTCATTCAGCATCCGACGATCGCAGCCCGTGACGCATACGCGTCGCGCGGCGGCTGGCTGTCGGAGCGCGCGGCGGTCGCAATCACGTATCACTCCCGATTCGGGCAAGTGGCGCGAACGATCGTCACGCCCGACATGTTTGAGTAGTCCGCGCCTGATGCGCAAAACCGAACCGGCCCGCTCGATGCGGGCTTTTTTCATTTCTAAGGGCGGGCTGATGCCTCTGACTCAAAACCTTGACGAGATTCAATCTCTCGTCGAATCGCTGGTTTCTTCGATTGGCGCGCAAGCCGCGGCACTGGTGATCGTCACGAAAGACGGCCCGGTATCGCTGTTCCGCGCTGGATTCGATCGTCACCGCGACGTGAATGACGCGCTCGTGCTCGGGCTGCACATCAACATGAACGATCACGACTCGCAAGTTCTCGCGGGCGCGGCTGGCGCCGATGCGCAAGCCCTTGCTGAATCCCTCAACTAATCGGAGCAAATCACATGCGTATCTCGAACCTCCTTCGCGTCATTCTTGGCTTTTCTGGCCTCTTTCAGTTCCGCAACAACGACGGCGACACTGGCGGCAACTCGACGCCGCCCGCACCGCCAGCGCCGAAAGAATCGTTCTCCCGCGAGTACGTGAGCGAACTGCGCGATGAGGCGAAATCCTACCGCCTGAAGGCGGCAGAAAAAGACACCGCACTTGCAACCGCGCAAGCGCGAATCGCCGAACTCGAAGCCGGCACGAAAGACGCGCTCACCGCCGCTGAAAAAGCCGCGAACGATCGCGTGCTGCGCGCCGAACTCAAAGCCGTCGCCGCGAAACACGGCGTTGTCGACGTGAACGACGCGCTCAAGGTGCTCGACCTCTCCGGCGTGAAGCTCGACGAGAACGGCGACGTGATCGGCGCTGATGAACTGTTCGAAGCCGCGAAGAAGGCAAAGCCCTATCTCTTCGGCACGACGAGCACATCGAGCACGCAAAAGCCGCCGCCCGCTGGCGACCCGAAGCCGGTCGACGTTCGCAAGGTCGAATCGAAGGATTACGAGGCAGCAAAGGCCGCTTTCCTGAAGGCAGCGCGCTAAGTCCCGCCCGACACAGAGCAGTACACACCTAAACCGAAGCCCGCCATTGCGCGGGCTTTTTGCTTTTAAGGAACGCATCACATGCCGATCAGCAATTTCCCCGCCGCTCTCCAACCGGCAATCCAACAAGGTTTCCTGGCGCGCGAGTTTCAAGGCGGCTTGGAATCGCAAATCACGTATCGCGCTGTCGCTGACCGCGAGAAGTTCGCGAATGCGGTCGGTGAAACGATCACGAAGACGCGCCGCGGCCTGAAGGCTCCGGTTACGGCTCCGCTCTCGCCGGCCGGCAACACGAACCTCGATAACGGCCTCACGCCGTCGGGCTGGACCGTCGAGCAGTACACGCTCGGCATCGATATGTACGGCGACACGATGGACTTGAACATGGTGACGACCCGCGTCGGCATCGCGTCGCAATTCCTTCAGAACGCGTATGTGAACGGCGTGCAAGCGCTGCAATCGCTCGACCGCCTCGCGCGTAACAAGCTGTTCGGCGCATACCTGTCGGGTAACACCCGCGTTCGCACGACCCTCGGCGCGCCGGCAACGACCGTCGCAGTCGACGACGTGCGCGGCTTCCAGTATGTGAGCGTGAACGGCGTTCTCGTCCCGGTTTCCGGCACGAACACGCTGAACGTCGTTTTCGCGAACGGCAACAGCTACACGCTGACCGGCGTCGCCGTCGACGGCTCGAACGTCTCGACCGCTCCGAACGGCGTTTCGGGTACGTTGACGTTCTCGGGCAACGTCTCGACCGCTGACGGCACGGCCGGCAATTCGGTCATCGCCGCGAATGCCGCTTCGGTTCTCCGTCCGAACGGCCGTCTCTCGACCTCGGCAATCGTCGCGGGCGACCTGCTCACGATGCAAGACCTGCTCGCGGGCGTGACCGTGCTGCGCAACAACCGCGTGCCGACCGTCGGCGGTCTGTACAACTTCTACGCGGACAACGCGCAGTTGAAGGGTCTGTTCAAGGATGCGGATTTCAAACTGCTCTATCAAGGTCAGTACGGCTCGCAAGCGTATCAGACCGGCCAAGTGATGGAACTGATGGGCCTGCGCATCATCCCGACCGTCGAATCGCCGCAGCAAACGCTCGGCGCGGTCAACGTGCATCGCGGCATCATGTGCGGCCAAGGCGCGCTGATTGAGGGCGATTACGAGGCGATTGCGCATAGCGACATCGGCATCGAGGAAGGTCTGATCGAGATGATCGACGGCGTTGCAATGGTCACGCGTGAACCGCTCGACCGCCTGAAGCAAATCATCGCTCAATCGTGGTACTGGATCGGTGGCTTCGCTGTTCCGACCGACATCACGGCGAACCAAAACATCATCCCGACCGCGACGAACAGCTACTTCAAGCGCGCTGTCGTGATCGAATCGGCCTAATCGGGCATGGGGCGCGTTTTCCGGCAAATCCGGCGCGCCCCTTTTCACGAGGAAATCATGAGTGACGCAACTGCGCCAGAAGGCGCGCAAGCGGCTCTCGTGACCTCGGATGCACCGACAGACGCACCGAAGGTCACGAAGCCCGCCAAGGCTGCAAAAACCGCTCCGCTCCCCGACTCTGTGACGCTTGCCGCGCCGCATGGCTTCTATGACGAAGCCGGCGACCTTCAGGCATGGCTCGCGGGCGAGGTTGTGACGGCGAAGGCTGAAATCAAATTGCTTATCGAGCGCGGCGCGCGCTTGCTCGGCATCAACGGGGAACAGGGCTAATGCTCACCGACGCTCAACGGGTCGATGTTCGACGCTTCTGCGGTTATCCGCTCTACGGCGGGCAACCCGTTCAGGCGTTCGGGTATCGATTCTTTCAGCAGTACGGCACGCTCGAATTCCGCATGTCGAACATGCAGGACGCGGAAGAGGCGGTTGTAACCAACTACCTCACGCAATTGAGCGCGCTGGAAACGGCCATCTACGGCACAAGCGACAACCTCGATACGGACGTCGCCGCCGTGTGGACGCACAACAAGAACGAGCAGCGCGACCGCGAAGCGCTGTTCGACTCGACGCGGCGCCGCTTGTGCGGATTCTTCGGCATCCCGGCCGGCCCGGCATTTGACGTATCGGGTAGCGGCGGCTCTATCGCGCTGGTGGTCTGATGAACGGCGCGACAGCACAAGCGCAGGTCTACAAGGGCTATGCGCAGGTAGCGAAGCGCATCGGCAACGCATTCACCCTCTACCGGCCGACGTCGGCGGATATGACGGTCGCGCAGATCGTCGCAACGAACTTCCTCGCCAGCCTGAACGCGGAGGACATGACCTATCGGCGCCCGAACAAGTACGGCAAACCGACGTGGTTTGCGGTTATGGACGGTCGAGTTACGCAAGTTGGTGATTACCTCATCGGCGCGACCGGCAAGTTCTTCGTCGCGGCTCAACAACCGCTTCTCCCGATTCTCGTCGTCGAGTGCAATCGCACGATCAACATCACACGCCCGCAAGTGCAGACGCAATTCGGCGCGGTGACCGACTACGAAGGCACGACGGCGGCGAATGAGGCGCCGCTGATGACCGGATGGCCGGCGAGCGTGCTGCAAGGCACGAAGGGCGAAAAAGGCGGCGTCGCGCTGCCTGGCGATGTGCGTGACGCTTGGTGGGCGATCCTGCTGCCGTTCGTGCCGGGCGTCGTGCTGCGATCAGGCGACCTGATTGCCGACGAACTCGGGCGGCGCTACATCATTTCGAGCGCTGAGCTTAGCGATTTGGGCTGGCGGCTTACTGCGCAACAGGGGCAGACATGAGCGACGTTTCCGATGTGCAAAACGTGCTCGTCGGCCTAATCGCCGGCTGGCTCTATCCGAACGGCACGAATCAACCTTCGGCGGTCGGCTTCAATGTCCGCGTTGGCGCGGGATGGCCGACGCAAGCGAGCCTCGATGCGGACCTCGCGCAAGGCGTCGCGCAGGTTTCGGTCTATGCGACGGCGATCGAGCGTAAGACGACGCGCTATATGCAGGGCTGGCAACCGCGCGACTCGTTCGCACCGACGATCACGCTCGCGAAGGCGGGCAGCGTCGTCACGGTCGGCGGCGCACTGCCCTCGCCATTCTCCGCGCAAAACCTCGCGGTGTTCGTCGGCAATTCGCCCTACTCCTACTCGGTGCAGCCGACCGACACGCTCGCGAGCATCGCCGCGGCGCTCGCCGCAATCATCGCGCAGGACTATCCCGGCACGACAAGCGCAGGCGCAAATATCACCCTGCCCGCGAACGCCGCTATCGGCGCGCTTCGAACGGGCGGCACCGGAACCGCGATCAAGGTCATAAAAAACCAGGACCGCGCATTCCAAATCACGCTTTGGTGCAGCACGCCGGCGCAACGCACGGCGCTCGCTAACGTGATCGATCCGAATCTCGCCGACCTTGTGTTTCTCGCGATGCCCGATGGCTTCAACGCGCGAATCGTCTACATGGATAGCCCGCAGCAGGACATCGGCGAGAAAGCGCGGCTGTTTCGTCGCGACTTCCGTTATCGCGTCGATTACGCGACGACGAAGGTCTCGGACGCTCCGCAAGTCATTGTCGGCGACCTGAACATCGTGACCGATGCCGGCGCCGTTCTCAAACCCGTCTAGGAACCCTATGGCAAAGCAAGACGACGCGGCGACGTTCGATTATGAACTCGTCGTGCTGCATCAATTCGGCTTCACCGAGCGCGGCACGCGCATCAGTGATGCGGCCGAAATTCAGAAGGTGATCGACGAAGGTCACGCCGAC